CTCTTTGTATTTTACTAAACCTACGTTTTGAGTTCAGTCCGTTTTTAGTTTTAAACATTATCCCCCCACTGTGGTAAGTAATGCCAGAATTTTAATCCGGCGGTCAACGTTACTAATAAACCTAACCACGCCGGGTCAAGGTGTATCGTCATTATAATTCCTAAGAACATTAATGCGAAACAAAGTGCGAAACTAATCGCGGTCAATATAGCGTGCATTAATTATACCTCACCTGGTTATCTATTCGCTGTTCGTGGGCCTGTCTCTCGCTCATCTTTTTAGCAAGTTTAACAACCGTCGGACCGTGCTTATCTAAAAAAGATTTATGATTTAAAGTCCTATAATCTTTTATTAGTTCTTTTATATATTTACTGTGCATAGTATCCTTTCTTTAAAAGATATTTATAAGCGCCCTTTTTAGTTCTGGGCAACTCAGGAAAATATCTTTTTAATAGATTAACTATTGACCCTCTAAAAAACCTTAAGCCGTTCGGGTTAAGTGCTTCACTCTTTAAAGCAATTAACAACGTGCCGATCTTTAGAGTATCAATTTTTTCTGGGTCGTTGTTTAAGTGTATTGTTGTCATTTATTATCCTTTCTTTTAGTTATGGGATATTATGTCATAATAGATAAAAGCTGTCAAGTATTTATTTATTTTTATTTTAGGGGAGGGTGGGCCCAGAGTTCACAAGCTAAATAAATTTATTTAGGGCTTGACACTATGTGGGATATTATGCTATAAATTAATTAATAACAGAAAGGATAATAATATGAGTACACAACTAAAAACACCAAATGACTACATTGTTAAGTCAATTGATATGAATATTAGTAATCAAAAAATGATTACTGATTTAATGTCAGTTGTTAAAAAGCAAGATGAAAATATGAAGTTAATGGCTGTTAAGCTTTTAGAGTTAGAAAAAACACTGGAGGTTTTAAAAAATGTCAAATCTAGTTAATATTAATTTTGAAGAGAACCTTTATGAAGATTTTAAAGGGGATCTTGAAGAAAAATACTTCGGCGGAATTAATGAACTAGGCGAGCCGTGGTTCAAAAAAACTGATTCTGAAATAGAGGCAGAGGCAGAAAAACTAGTAAAAGAATTTATGGATCGCAATTCATAAATGATCAAGCGCAGGGTTCGGATCAGTACGATCTTACCAGCCCTGCGCCTGATCCCTGGTCATAGGTTGGCTCACTTGTAATAAGTCGATCGATGCCCTATGACCTGGGATCAGTGAGAGGGTGGCCTAATTCCGGACAGCCTCACTGATCCCAGATCCTATGGTGGTCAGTTAGTATGGAATAGCGTAATAAATGTGCTTGCACTATAAAAGTCTATTTAGAAAGCTGAGAAGTCGTAGGATCTGGGATCGGTTAACACTGGTCAAGTCCTCGATTTGTGAGCGTGTACGGGACTATAAAGAGTGACGCCAAAAAGTTATTACCCTAACTTACCGAAGCGCGAGCGCAAGCTCGCGAGCCGGGGGGGAGGGTGGGCCCTAGGGTCACAAGCGGGAACTGTCAAGCAAATAATTTAGTTGACATTAAAAACTTAATAACTTAATATGGGATAATCTAAGAAAGGATATTATGAAAGTAAAAGAAGCAGCAGCAATAACCGGGTCAATGACTCGAACTTCAAAAATGCCGGGCTTGAGTTACAGCTTGCCGGCGTGGGAGTGTAAGACAGGCGCGAAGCTTAGAAAAATAAAAAATTCAGTTTGTGCAGGATGTTACGCGCTCAAGGGAAATTATACACGTTACCCGGCAATCAAGGCCGCGCAATATGTAAGACTCAAAGCCATCACCGACCCGCGATGGGTCGATTCAATGGTTGCACAAATTAAAAGACAGAAATTTTTTAGATGGCACGACGCCGGAGATATCCAAAGTATGGACCATTTAAACAAAATTTTTGAAGTGTGTAAGTTAACACCAGAGACGCGTCACTGGATGCCGACCCGTGAAGCGCAATTTTTAAATCAAATTAAACCCGAAGCGGTTCCGAAAAATTTAATCATTCGTATGAGCTCTCATATGATTGACCAAAAGCCGGTTACATTTTGGCCGTGGACGTCGACGGTAACAAGTAAAAAAGAGGGCGCCAGCTGTCCAGCTCCAAAGCAGGGCGGCAAGTGTGGCAGCTGTCGAAGTTGCTGGGATCGTAACACACCGAACGTTGAATATGGCAAGCACTAAAGATTCACCAGAAATAGAAATCATTCATAATGAATGGTGCCGTGAAAACGGTTATCCGATTCGCAAGCGAGCGAGCGAGCGGGCGGGTGGGCCCACGAGCAGCAAGCAGGGCAGCGAGCGAGCGAGCAAGCTGAACGCGGATAATTCAGAACGGTTCGTTGAGGGCGCAAGGTCGCGAGCGGTTAAGCGTTCGACGGAGCGTTGATCAACACTCGTTGAATGTGTTCCCAATCGTTGATGGCGAGGGAAGGCGTATCGCGGTGGTCTTCAAGCAGACCGTGGATCGATTTACTCCCGTATAATTTAACCAGCTTAAGGGAAGGCTGGTTCACAAGGATAAAATTACGTTTTTTCCTGGTTAAGTGAAACAATTTTTGATGTGGACTGAACGATATTTTAGATGAACGAATCACCTTAAGTTCTACCATAAAGAATCCACAAGAATCGTGGTATCCCAACAAATCTGGAACACCAAAGGACGCCCAAGACTCTAGTCTGGTCCACTGAATTAAGGGTGTTTTCTTCTTAACTAATTGCCAAAATTTGCTCTCTGGTTTCACCTGATTTTTATACAATATACGTTACATTAATGTAACTAAAAACGTAAGTTATTTTGCATAATGAACCTTTATTTGATATAAAAGTGTAGTTATGAAGACTGTAATACCTAGAAAAATGGGAAGACCTCCGGCTCTTACAAGAAGGCAGAAGAAGTTTGCTGAATTATATATCTTTGATCGAGGTAAAAAAACCAAGACTCAATGTGCCTTTGAGGCAGGATATAAAAATAGAGCATCAGCTACAGCATCAGATCTAACAAATCCTAGAAAGTATCCATTAGTTTGTGATTACATACTTAAACTAGATAAAGAACAAGAAAACAGATTTAGAATAAATAAGTCTATTCATATGCAAGATCTTGGTAAAATTAAAAATGTATCTATGGAACAGCCTTCTACATATTCTGTTGCTCAAAGAGCAGAAGAAAATAGAGGTAAAGTTATGGGTTACTATAAGAATGAAAACATTAATACTAATGTAAACATTGAAATAGATGCTATGTCCAAAGAAGATTTAGTTAAAGAATTTGATAGTTTCTATAAAGAAAAGATGAAGGATGTTACTCCTACAAAAGCTTCAATAAAATCAAAAGAAGAATCAAACCCTGATACTGATTCAGAGTAGCAATAAATCTATTAAATATTTTTTTTGGAAATTTTTTGGCTAGTGACCATTTGTTTGTCACTCCTTCGTATTGTTCCGCCATTTGTTTCTCCTTGTGGGTTAGGCCCTCGTACTGGTGGTATCTCTTTCCATTTTACGTCAGGCATATTTTTTGTTAGCGTAGGATTAAAGTTTTTAGTTTTGTTCATTTATTTTTTCCATCTTAATTATACACCCTTTTGGGAACACATTTCTATCACTAAATAACTCATCATTTACTTCATAAGATGCAAAAGTTCTTACGTTTTTTTTATCCTTATTTAACAAATAAGCGTGAGTTACCATTATAGAAGGCATAAATCCTTCAGCTGTGTGTAAGTCTGCGTGCCCTGCATCGCCTGTAATATCTGCCCAGGTAATTTTATAGAAGTAATATCTTTTCTTTTTGATAGTAATGCATTTGTATTTAGATTTTTTAGGATGTCTCATAATTATCTTATACTGTATAGGGAGATTTTTGGGCAAAAAAGTTTTCTAAAATAAAAAAAAGGTCGCGCGCGTCGAGTAGGGTAAAAACGTAAGCTGTGCCACGGTAGAAATTTTCATTTGCTTAAATAAGCTAGCAATACCAACAACCTGTGCCACCTGTGCCACGGTAAAAAATTCTCTTGGCACACTTACTATTGGCTTATACCAACACTTCTAGTCTAAAAACGTATGCTGTGCCACTGTGCCACCGACTTTTTTTCGATGGAAAAAAAAACTAATGCCCCCAGATCTCCACTTACCTTGGCACACTATCTATTTTTCATACCCATTTTTGTCAAAAATGTGACAGTTGACCCATTTGTGCCACAATTGATTATCTTTTTAACTCCAGATCCTTCTAGATCTAGGGTTGCATAAGGCTTCCACTCTTTACGAATTAGATTTAGTTCTAAAATCAGATTCGACCATTGCTTCTGCGTTATGTTTTTGCTCGTTATAGTCACCTTTTTCATAGTCTATACACAATTTACCTTCTAGATGGTCCAGTTCGTGCTGTATGCACCTGGCTGCTAGATTGTAAAATGTTTTTTGCTGCTCCTTTCCTTCTTCATCTCTGTACTTTAGAATGATTCTAAGGTCTCTTCTAACTTCTCCTGTTTTACCTGGAGCTGAAAGACAACCTTCATTATCACATAATGTTTCAGTAGATTTCTTAACAATTTCTGGATTAAAAAAAACTTGAGGTTTATCTCCTGCTCTAGATGTATCCATCACAAACATTCTTTTGGTATACCCAATTTGAACAGCAGCTAATCCTATGCCGTGGTGTTGATACATAGCTCTATACATAAATTTAATAAGTCTACTGGTTTTATCATCCAGTGGAAAAGTAACGTCTTCACTTACTTTTCTTAATAAAGGGTCAGGATACTTGACTAATTCTATGTACATAGGTGCCTCCTAGTCTCCCAGTCAGCACCTATTCGCGCGTTATCCATTATGGATTCTATCACTTTTGCCTGTAAGTTGTTGATTGAAGGAATGTCCGTCTTGGGTCTTTTTTCAAGACTACCCTCCAGGCAGCAGAACTATTTTGTTTACCAATTAATTGGCTTTGTTGTAATTCTATTTTACCTATTTCATTTAGACCACCTTGATCGTTTTCCATATAAATAAAACAATCTGATATGGATGTACCTTTATTACCGTTAGTGAATTTTTCTAGCACTTGCTGAAGATCTCTCAATCTTAGACTCATTTATCCTCCTTGATATAACTCTAATTAATTCATACCACTTACGGCCCCACATTTCTCTTACTTCACCGCTAGTCTTCCAATAAGTATTGGCTATATTATCCAATCTTCTTTGGTCTCGTTTTATAATACTCATCTACCCTCCTTAAAAAGTTATGCATATGTTTTTGAAACTCCAAACCTTCAATAACAAATTCCTGATAATAATTATCTTTACTACACATCATAATCACACCTTTAGAAATTTTTGTGTTGAACAAGATATTATGAGCCATTGCGTAAGCTGCTAATTGAAGACAATAATCTCCAATCCATTCTTTACGTTTTGGTTTGTTAGTTTGCTTGAAGTCTATGATGGCGTCTTGATTTTTATGTACGCCTACTAAATCTGTTTGGCCTGCATATAATCCTGGGTAATACAAAGTACATTCTGTGCCATAAAATTCTGTCATATTACATAATCCTCTTTGAATAACTTGTAAGGCCATATTGTGAGCTTGCTTACCTACATTGGTTTCATCTAAATAACCTTCTTCTAATACATACTTCTCTAGAATCTTATGCATTGCTGTGCCTCTCGTGGCACTCTCACTCATTATCCGCGCTGCACGCTCCTCTCCCTCCCTAGCACGCCAAGCGGCTAGCGATTCGCGTTTCTCGGCCGGCTGTGTGATGTCCAGGATCGTTGTAACACTTGGTAACTTTTCTTTATCAAACACATAGTGTCGTTTACCATTCACACTCTCTCGTTGAGTCTTTGGGTATCTAAAGCTATTATTTTTTTTCATTTTTAATTATCCATTTTAAAGCTGACGTAGTTGGATCAAAGCTATCAAACTTTGAGCTGCAGCCGGTTAGTAATATTAAAATAATTATAATTCTCATATTAATTTTTTACCTTGTTTTAAAGTTAAGTCTCCTACGTCTTTAGGTATAAACTCTACCTTACCAAAATGGGTCGATTGTGGTAAGTCTTTTTTATACCACGTAGGTTCATCTAATTCATTTAAATTCCAGGCCCAATATGAACTATCATTAAATCTACATACATAACCCGGTATTTTATCTTCAACCTTAGCTTGATTAACTAAGAAGTCATATTTAATTTTTTCGATCAAAGAACCATCAAAGTCATTAGGTCCATACTTCTCTCTATTTTTTAACTCCATAATATAATTAGTATTTCTTACATCCATAGAACTATAAGATTCTTTTAATAATACAATAGGATCTCGACTAAAAATTTTTTCGTTAAGCTCTCTAATCATATTTCTTTGTGTCTGTTGCCAACTCATTTTTTCTTCCTATAAT